GACTTCAGCATGCTGAATGCGCGTGCTGGTAGAGGCACTGGCATTAGGCTTTACTAAACTGCAAGCACTAGGCGGGTCTGGCTGTGTATTCGGGTTTCTCTGGGCGGCAACGTATTGGCAACGTCACTCAGGTGAACGATCCGAATACCTCTTGGGTAAACATGGAACCCCACTGGGGTTTGATCGAAACATTGCTCAGTGGCACTTACGGAATTCGTAAAGGCCACCGCAAGTTTCTTTTTCAAGAACCAAGAGAGCTTGACGAGGCTTACGACAACAGGTTGCAACGGTCAGTGCTTGCACCGTATTACGTCAGGCTGGAACGCATGTTGGCAGGGATGCTGACGCGTAAGCCTGTGCGCCTGGACGATGTATCAGACGTAATCCGTGAACAGCTGTTTGACGTTGATTTGCAGGGCAATGATCTGCAGAGCTGGTTATTCCAGACAAGCAAGATTTGCATCCGATATGGGCATGTTGGTGTTCTTGTAGATGCTCCTGCTGCTGGTGAGAATGGTAGACCTTACTGGGTAAGTTATACGCCAAGAGATATTTTAGGTTGGCGGACAGAGCTGAAAGATGGGAAACAACAGCTAACGCAACTCAGGTTGCAGGAAAAAATTGTTGTTCCTGATGGTTTGTATGGTGAAAAGCAAGTCGAGCAAGTCAGAGTTCTAACCCCTGGGGCTTTTGAGATTCACCAAAAAGATCAGCAAGGTGATTTTAAAGTTGTTGATGAAGGCCGCACAAGCCTTAGTGAGATTCCTTTTAGTGTTGCCTACTCAAACCGCATGGGAGTGCTGGAGTCGATTCCGCCTCTTGCTGATATTGCTGAGTTGAACCTGCAGCACTATCAGGTGCAGTCTGATCTGAGTAATCAGTTGCATATCAGTGCTGTCCCAATGCTGGCAATCTTTGGTTTTCCACAGTCAGCAGAAGAAATCAGCGCAGGCCCAGGCGAAGCAATGGCACTACCAGAAGGTGCGTCTGCCCAGTACATCGAACCTGCAGGCAACAGCTATGACGCGCAGTTTCGCAGGCTTGAGCAGATTGCATCACAAATCAACGAACTAGGTCTAGCTGCTGTTCTTGGTTCCAAGCTGGTTGGTGAGACGGCAGAGGCTAAGCGCATTGACCGCAGTCAAGGTGACAGCACGATGATGGTTGTGGCGCAGCAGATGCAAGACATGATCGATAATTGCTTGCGTTTTCATGCTGAATATATGCAGGAGGCAAACGCTGGCAGCAGTTTGGTGAACCGTGATTTCATGGGGACAAGACTTGAACCCTTAGAAATCCAAGCGTTGTTGCAGCTTTACACCGCTGGCACCATCACGCAAGAAACACTGTTGTTGCAGCTAGAAGCTGGCGAAGTGCTCGGTGATGATTTTGACGTTGAAAACGAGCTTGAAGCTACGCAAAACGGTGGGTTGATAGAGATGAACACACCAGAGCCAACTCCCCAACCAGCAGAAGAAAGCACGATGCCAGAAGCGGAGGAAGTTGAGGATGCTGAATAATGAGCTGGCTAGACAAGCTGCAAAGGCCAAGACCACCACGCAAGCAGGTGCTGTATTTTGCTCAAGATAAGCTGATCAATCAGTATTTTGCGGTTGTCAGGTTTACTTGGTTTTGTGATGGCAAACTTTGTGGCGTCACCGAAACGGCACTTCACAACTACGATGTAAACGTTATTGAGCAGCTAACCGTTGTTGTTGGTGATGCGTTGCGTGATGGTGCAGACGTATCAACTTTGTGTATTGCACCGGCTGACGAACTAGGTCTTGAGCCAACATGACAACACCAGCTGCGCTATATCGAAATGCGGTTGATTTAAACCGTTTTAGCAACAGCATTGCAAAGCGCATTGCTGTTACTTACAACGATTTGATCCTTGAAGCTGTTGATCGGTTGCGTGGCATTGATGAGTTGTCAGCACCAGCTAAAGCAGCAAGGCTGCGTGTAATTTTGGCTCAACTCAAAGAGTCACTTGACGGATGGGCCGGAGCTAGCACTGCACTTGCTGTTGGGGAGTTGCAAGGGTTAGCAGAACTGCAATCTGAGTTTGTCGAGGAACAGCTACGCAAGGCATTGCCGCTTGAGCTGCGTGATCAAATTCGCAGTATTCAAATCAGTCCGCAGTTTGCTCAGTCTGTAGCGACGGTTGATCCAACAGCAATCAATGTTGTTTCGCTGAGCGATGACTTGCAGGCTGCTGTGACTGGAGCGCCTGCAACGTTTCAGCTAACTGCAACGCAAGGAACAGCAATAACGCTGCCTAACGGGAAAGTGCTGAACAAGTCGTTTCGTGGTCTTGCTGAATCGCAGGCTGATCTGTTTGCAAAGACAGTGCGTAATGGTTTGTTGATTGGTGAATCAACGGACAAGATTGCACGACGATTGAAAGGCCGTTTGCGGTTTGGAGATTTTGGACCTTTGTCTGTTCGTCAATTGGCTCAAGCTGGCGGTGAGCTTACTTCGGTAGCAAATCATCAGGTGATGGCGTTGGTGCGTACAAGCGTGAATCAAGTTGCTAACGCTTCAAGCCAGCAGACTTATGAAGCAAACCAAAGCGTTACTAGTCGGTATCGGTACATAGCGACTTTGGATAGCAGGACATCACCTATTTGTCGCGCCCTTGATGGCCAGGAGTTTGACTATGGAAAAGGTCCAGTACCACCTCAGCATTTTAATTGCAGGTCTACAACTGTTCCTTTGATTGATTATGAGCGACTAGGTATTCCGCGACCTACTAGCAATAGGTTGAGAAGGCCAAATACAACGCTTGGCCCTTTGCGGTCAAGCGCAAAAGGCACAGTTCCTGATGGCCAAACCTATGGAGAATGGCTTGCCTTGCAGCCTTCCAAAACGCAAAAAGACGTGCTCGGTTCTAAAAAGGTGCCGTACTTCAATCGGCTTGTGAAAAAGTACGGCCCAACTGACGCTATCCGCAAATTTGTTAGTCAGGACGGATCAGAGCTAACCTTGGAGGAGCTACGTCGCCGCCATGGCTCTCCCAGCTAAGTACAAGTTCAAGGTGCAACAGGAAGAAGCTGCACCGTCTTGTCCTCCGCGTAAGCCTGCTGCTAAAAGCAAAGCTGCTAAAACAGAAGCAGCCAAAGGAGACGCCTGATGCCTCGTTACACCGGACCTAAAAAGCCTCAGTCGGCTATGGGCAAGAAAAAGCCCAAGAAAAAGAAGAAGTAATGGCACGCAAGCAGAGACGAACCCCAAAGGACAAGGCCACTGGTCTGCCTAAGAAGTACCTGTCAGGTGCTAAAAATCGTTCTGCCAAAGCGCGTGAAATCAAGCGAACTGCTGACGCTTACAAGCGCGGTGAGTTCATTGACATCAAATCCGTCTCTGCATCCAGGACCAAACAAGGTGGCACCAAAAAGAAAACCACTAAGCGAGGCAACAAAGGCCGCGCTCAAAAAAAAGGCAGATAAGTCGCGCTTTACCTATGGGCAGCTGGCTGCTGTCTACAGGCGCGGCCAAGGTGCTTATTTGTCAAGTGGCTCGCGCAATGTGCCAATGGCCGCGTGGGCTATGGGCAGAGTCAACAGCTTTGTGTCAGGTAAAGGTGGAGCTAGAACTGCTGACGCTGATCTGTTGAAGAAAAAGCGCAAGAAAAAGTAATGGCTCAAATCAAACGTGGTGGACACACGTTTCAAGGCTTTGACAAGCCGATTCGTACGCCGAACCATTCAAGCGGCAAAAGCCACGCTGTTGTCGTCAAAGTTGGCGATAAACCGAAGCTCATTCGGTTTGGTCAGCAGGGCGCTTCAACGAAACCTCCGCGCAAAGGCGAGAGTGCTGCGGATAAAGCTAAACGCAAGTCTTTTAAAGCACGTCATGCAAAAAATATCGCGAAGGGCAAAACATCTGCCGCATTTTGGGCATCAAAGGTAAAGTGGTCTTGAAACCTAGCCTGTGGCTAATTCATGTCCGAAGAACAAACTGCTCCTGTGGAGCAATCACTTGAGTCCAACAAAGACAAAGAAGAACTTGAAGCAATGAGGCGAAAAAATGCCGAATTGCTCGATGAGTACAAAAAAGCAGTAGCCAAGGCAAAGGCTGTCCCCGATGGCGTTGACATTCAGGAGCTACTGGACTTCAAAGCTAAGGCGGAACAAGCAGACCTGGAAAAACAGGGCAAGTACACCGAAGCAAGACAGG